GCCGGTCCCAACACGAATGTTGTCCCCTGGTAAGGGTGCTCCGAGTAAATAATTCCAATTGCCGGCAGGGTAATCCCACACTCCGACAAGCAGGCACCACCCTGCTCCGCACTCCTCATCGGTATTTATAGGCACCACTGCCTCGCCAGTTTATTTCCCAGCCCCGGCATGGCTTGAGTCTGTTTAAGCACGCGTCCTGTGCCCCAGTATCCACTGGGTGGGTTCCTCAGCTCACAACGCCTCAAAATTTAGCTGCTTCAGGCCGTAGCGCAGTGCAAGCACCACCTTCCCCACTCCCCAGTGGGTGCGCTCTCTTGTGGAGCGTTCAGCAGCCAATCTGAGTAATTGCTTATGAGTACGACAAGGCAGCTAAGAGTTAGGGTTGGAGAACGTGACATCAATCTCATAGGCAACATAGCCAATGGGTGTTGAGATGGCTAAGTTATTGGGTGCATAAAATTGTATGACCCCAAAGCTCATCTCATCGGCCGTGTGGCCGGAAGCACCCAACGCCTGCGTGTATTTCTCCTCCTTTTCCTTGAGTTCACGCGGCGTCCAAACGCACGAAGCACCCTTATTAATGGGGGTGAAAACATGCGTGTCAGCCGCCAAGTACCGAGTTGGAGTCGTAACATTCGTCTCGTTGCTCGGATCGGAATCAACACGAAGCATGAAGTTGCCGGTTGCCACCTGCTCAGTTACAGATGGGATCCATGTTATCTTCAGCTTGTTGACCCTGAAATGGCGGTAAAGCGTCTTAACAGCTGCCAACTTAGTTGACAGAGTTCCAATGCACCCAATGGTGGCACCAGTGAAGGTGCTCATCGACAGAGAAGTGGCAGTGCAAAACTGGTTTGCGCTGGTATTGGTGATGGTGTTGTCAAGGAACTTATCCGTGATCCGCAACTTGCCAACTCCACCACCACCCACGCTCTTGTAAAGCATCATGCCGGTTGCTCCTGGGTTGCCCGCCTGCTTTGCAGCAGAGCCACCACGCTTCTTCTTGCTCTGTTTGCCACCCCGCTCTGGACCACTACGTAGACCATTAGCGAGACGGTTACTAAGAGCATTAACCAGTTGCCTGTTTGCCATAATGGAATCGACGACAGCTCGTGCTCCAACAGCTCCAGCTGCAACAAGGCCGACTTGTTGCCGGCGTCTGTTGCCATTTATCATAGCCATGTCTAACAATTGAGTTGATTGTTGTGATTGAGTTAATTGGGCCTGATGAGATACGACTTTGGGGAAGACCGTATCCATGTGCTGCTGAGATTCGATGGAACCTCCCTCTCAGGCATGTCAGGAGTGTTAAACGTCCACTCCCTCTCCAGCACCATTTGAGTGTGCGGCGTTATTCCAAAAGCCAGCTCAAAGCTGAGCCTGGCATCAACTGAGATCGGTTCAACAAGTGGGTCATGTAACATGGCCCTCTTGGTGTGGCGCTGAGCATCCCTCATCATTCGGCCAAAGCCTGATTCGAGAATCTCATCTGGCGGTGTGGTCTTCCACCTACGTGGCAGACCCCCAAACTTGGCACCCTGAGATCGCATCGCTTCATAAAACGACTGCATTACAGGAATGCCAGTGGACAAATGCCCACCGCCTAGTCCCACTGTCGACATCATTGGTCCGTACATGCGTGGGTCTGCCCATTTGCCGAACCCCGCAGCATCATTAGACAATGCTTTTTGAACATTGCGGACCATGATGTACTGTTGACCATTAAACACCGGATGGCACTGACAGAACTCGATGTGTTCCAATACTGTGACTACCTCCTCAACCACGAGGGTGAAACCTGCATCGCGGAAGAACGTGGGGATGGCGGCTAATAGCCTATCAACATCCCCCTGCTCACATATTAAAACACAATCATCGCCATCATTGCACACCTCCACCTGGATCCCCGTGGCACGGGTTAAGCCGAAGCACAAACCAGTCATGATCAAACAATTCCCTAAGGCTGTGTTCATATCTCCACTCATACGACAACCTTTGACAGTGTACTCAATTTCGGTGTTCGTTTCACGACACCTAGCCTTGCCCTTGTTGACTAGTTGCCAGCTCAACAGCTCCCGAAGTCTGTCACAGTCGTGGTGTAACGCATAAAGCATTACATAAACGCTGTGCTCCCACTGGAGAGCTGGCACGCTGACATGCTGGTCAAATCGGCTGGCATCCATCATGATAGCAGCTGGTCGTTTAAAGCTCAGCCACTT